TATTGTCTCCAATGTGGTGAATCTGTGCTCGTTAGCGCATTCCAAACGCCGCCTGCGTGTGTTTCCTGTTGAAGTTCTCGTTTCTTTTACGATAGTCCAAGTCCCGCATTCGGGACATTTCATAATTTGGCAAATTGTCCATAAAACTTGTTTGCACCATTTTTGTAAGCAAGTGCGGCATCTTCTATGTTGTCATACGCACCCAAATAAATGTTTTTGCCATCAACCATAATTGCCGACCTCCATTTATTTTTGACAAAACAAACGCCTTTATGGCCTGATTTGTTTGTTTTGCGTTTGGATGAATTATGGATATTTTGGCTTTGTGTGGCTTCTCTTAAATTTTCAATTTTGTTGTTTAAGCTATTGCCATCTGCATGGTCAATGTATTTGGGTATGTAACCATAATGATACAAAAATATAATTTGATGCAAATAATATGTTTTCTTGTTTATGTTAATTTTTTTATATTTTCTGCCATTACAAATTGTTTCCCAACCCGCAATACTTCCTTTTTTTTCACCGCCTGATGATTGCAAGCGATATAAGTTTCCATCTTTGTAACTATATAAACCTTGAATGTTTGTGCTCATTGGTGCGCCCTATCTTGGAGTCTATTGGTTGCTTCTCTAGTTCTAAATATCTCTATGTCAAGCCTAGCCGCCTCAATCTCCCACTTTAGCGTCTCTTCTTTTTCAATTGCCGCAGCCAATCCCCTTAACAGTTTGGCATAAACAGGGTCTGCGTATGCTTCCCTTTCTTGTGCGTTTGCCGCCTCAAAGCCCATTTCTAAGGCATCTTTCATCAACAAGGCTTTTTGGCTTTTGCGGAATTCTTCAAGATAAACCCTTTGGGCTTTAGCCTCACCGTAAGCTGGGGCTTTGTCTCTAATGGCTTGCGCCGCTTCTTCGGGTTTCATTTCAATACTCCAATCATGCGTAGAGCCGCGTCAGGGCTGTCAATCCTTGCCAATGTACCCCCGCCCCAACTTTCAAAAAAGTCTCGTTGTAACGGCGTAAAACGGCTTTTAGCGGTACGTTTAATCTCCACCAAGAACGTATGCCCCTTGTAGCCAACCAAAAGGTCAACTGGCAGGCTAATGATCCAAACGTAAGCGCCAGCAGCTCGTAAAGCAACCACGATTTGATCTTGATTTGCGTCCACCCTTTTAGCGTGTCTCATTCATTCGCTTTCTAAGGTCAACGGCGGCCGCTGATCCACGGCGTTTTTCTATGTCTAAGTAAACCTGTGACCACCATGCCGATGCTTTGATTTTCCCAAGGTCTTTGACTTTCTTGCGGTATCTCTGCACCCACTCTCGCGCTTCCATCGTCCTCATAGTCTCCAGTAGCTCTAAGCGCTGCGGTTGTGTCAGCGTAGCTAAGTTGTTGGGTTTCTTTGTGTCGGTCAAGGAGCTGGTTAGCCTGGCATCGGTCATTCATCCTCTACCCCGCAACGCATCAAGTTTGGCTTTTATGTCCGCAGGCATTGGGACTGCTCTTGCACGGTCTTGGGCAATTTTTTCAAGGATATGAATGGTCTTTTTGTCTTCAGGTATCTCAGCCCCATCCCATCGGCGTTGGTTAAGGTAAACAGCGGGTGAGGGTATATATGCACCGCCGTCTTTACGCCATTGGTCGGTGGTTTTCATCCATTCAATGTGCTTGATTATTTGATCAAAGCAGCTATCACAATAATACTTCTCCCACCGCTTAAGGCAATCAGACTTGCCGCCCTTGCGTGTGCTGATAGGCCAAGCAGCCCAAAATCGTTCAAAGTTTGTCATCTGTATCCCCTTATTGCTCTTTGGTGAATGTTGGAGCAAAGCACAGCCTTACCGTGGTCAAAACCAAAGTTCGCCTGTGCCTCGATGTTGCTCTTCGGAGCCATGTCATCGCATCGCACTATCTCAGACTGTTTCAACCACCGCGCTCTAAGACTTAGCCCACGCTCCCCGATTTGGTTTGCTCGTGTATCGGGGTATCTCAATCGCAACCATCGACGTACCGCATTGCGTTGTCCAAAAGCAAAAACCCTACAAATCTCTCTGCGGTCTTGGCTCTTGGCGAGAGCAACAACAAAACGTATGACGCTAATCAAAAGTTCGTTTGTCGTCTGACAAGACCGCACAGGTATCTGTAGGGTTTTCCGATTAGCGTCCACGTCTAAATGCCACTCTAGACGGTTGTGAGTATACATAATTTTTTTAAGTTGTAAACCACTCGGGTCTTAGGTCTCTAAGCTGGCGCATTCGCAACTCAGGCACGGTTTTCCACAAACACACCGCTGCCCTAGAAATCTTCAATAATTTAGCAAGCTCACTTTGTGAGCCTGCCAACTGAATTAATTCTTGTTTTGTCATAAGGAAATTGTAAAGATGAATTAACAAATAAGCAACATTAGGGAAAACACCTAGAAAATAACTGTTAATTTAGCTTAACAATACACCCATGCCCCAGCAATTTCGCACAGGGTCTTTAAGGAAGCAAAATGACACACGCAAAACTAATAACCGCTCAAGAAGAACGCAACATCAATATGTATGGAGTTGCTGATATTGATGCTTATGTGGAATCGGTCAAAGAATCCATTACATACCAATTTACTGGCGCAAACATGGTTGTCGCTGGCCTTATGTCAGACGCACAAGAATTAATTGCTGGTGGCGCACAAGACCGCAGCCGCCAAACATTAAACATTGCCAAACATATTTTATTTTTGGTCATGGATGGCGAATTGGTCGGCACAGTTAATCGTTAATCAACCCAAGGGGCGCAAGCCCCTACAAAGGAACAATTATGTTTGAAATAGAAAAGTACACCAAACCAACCGATTGGGCGCAAGTCGCCCTGTTGATCGTATCGGTTGCTGCCATCGTAGTGGTTGCTCTTGATCTTTTTGTTTGGAGGGCATCATGCTAGATGACGGTGATGAGGGTGAATTTATCACCTATTTAATTTGGGATGAAGTGACCGTTAAATGGGCTTGGTTTGAGGGTGACGATTGGGAAACAGATGGCTACTTTGACATTTTTGTTTACAAAGATGGCTTAGACATTACTTACGACATTCCTAAACTGCACTTTAAATGGATTGAAGAAGAGGTCAAAGAACAAGCAGGCTATGAACCACCTAGCCATCAGCGTGTTGCAAATGCCATCAATGGTTATTTCAACAAAACTTTTTAAGGATCAAAATGAAATACGCACTTTTACTTTTAGCGCTGGTTGGTTGCGCCAGCGAGCCAAAGATGGTCGAACAACAGCTCATCATGGATAAACAAATCCAATCGATGGGCAGGAATGAGGTTATTGATGCTGTTAAGCAATGCGAAACGTCAGGACTCCGAGCCATTACCGTATTTGGCAAACGCAAGATCAACGGTTACACCGCAGAGACCATCGTGGATGTGACCTGCGCCCCTAAATATCATTAAAGGAAAAATCATGGAAACTTTTACACCCGTTGGGAAAAACATTGCTGCAGCATTTGTTAAGGCACAGCGCCAGTTTGGGCCAGCTCTCAAAACCTCCACAAACCCGCATTTTCGGTCTAAGTACGCTGACCTATCCAATTGCATTGAGGCCGTCATTGACGCTCTAAACAGCGATGGCATCGGTCTTATGCAACGCACTTATGAATCCAAAGACGGCGTGATGGTTGAGACAATATTTGTCCATGAATCGGGCGAGGTCATGGAATGCGGTCTTTTGCACGTTCCTGCAAGCAAACAAGACCCACAAGGTTACGGCTCGGCTTTGACCTATGCCAGGCGGTACAGCCTGTTAGCCGCAACTGGGTTAGCGCCCGAAGATGACGATGGCAACAGCGCCAGCCGCCGCACCGAGATTAAGTCTACGGTTAACGAAAGCCAAATAGCTGACCTGTTGGCGGCAATGGATGAGGTGACCACCATCAAAGAGCTACAGCAAGCCTACAAAGACGCATACAAGGCGACAAATGGCGAGCAAGCATGGCAGACCAAGGTCATCAACAAAAAGGACGCTAAAAAGGCGCATTTGGAAGCAACATTGTCTAAGGAGTTATCAAAGTGAACGCATTTCCCAATCCCAACCGCACCGACCAAACAGGCATGACCTTGCGTGATTACTTTGCGGCAAAGGCTATGCAAGCAATTTTGATGGCTAAATATCCAATTACTAAAGAACCTTACGCTGAAGATGTAATTGCAAAAGCCGCGTATCAAGGTGCAGACGCAATGTTAAAAGCGAGGGAAGCATAATGGAACAGCGTAATGGTCTATAATCTGTTTGTAAACCATTACAAAGGAATTTTATGAACTTGTCTTTTATTGCTGTGTCTGAATCAAAGTCTAAGGATGGGCATATTAAATGGTTATGTAAATGTTCTTGTGGCGATGTATCTGAATACATTGCTACAAGGATACGAAATAACCGAGTAAACCAATGCAAAAAATGTGCATCTAAAGTCAGTGCAGAAAAAATAAAAACTCATGGAATGAGAAATTCAAAAGAATATTCCACTTGGTCTGCAATGAAAGCTAGATGTATTCACGTTGAATCAAAAGATTTTTATAGATATGGAGGCAAAGGAATTTTAATTTGTAGTGAATGGGCAAATAGTTTTGAGGCTTTTTTTGAACACATTGGCCCTGCACCATCTAACCAACATTCAATTGACAGAATAGATAACTTGAAAGGGTATGAGCCAAACAATGTTCGATGGGCAACCAAAACACAGCAGCAAAGAAACAAAAGCAATTCGGTATATGTGACAAACGGCAAAGATGTTTTTCACATAAATGATGTGGCAACAAAATTAGGCATCTCTAGGGGTGCTGCTCATTTAAGATTAAAAAGGGATACTTTAAATGGATATACAAGAAGTTCAACAAAGGACTGATGCTTGGCATCAGTTGAGAGTCGGCAAGGTCACCGCAAGCCGTGTGGCTGACATCATTGCCAAGACCAAGACAGGGCCAAGCGCCAGCCGCGAGAATTACCTTGCCCAATTGGTCTGCGAAAGGTTAACCGGCAAGCCTGCCGAGTCCTACAGCAACGCCGCTATGCAATGGGGTACAGACACCGAGCCATTTGCCCGAGCTGCTTATGAGGCGCGGATGGATTTGTTGGTCACCGAAGTGGGGTTTATCGACCACCCTTGGATCACCATGTCGGGTGCAAGCCCTGATGGTTTGGCAGCCGAGGGCATGGTTGAGATTAAATGCCC